TGCTTTTTATAATAAGCATCGATTTGAAGCGCAATCTCTTCGGGTATCCTAGCCAGCAATAGGCCTCCCACTCCAATTACTCCAGCGTATCTGCCTTCCGTCATCTCTGGATAAATTGAGTCAGGATATTCATCAGCTCTAACTAATTCCCATCCTTCTCTCAAAGATGATGCAATATTTTTTGCATCGTTTGCACCGAGTATTTCGGCACGTATCCATTGATGTCTGTATCCAGTTGGCGCTGGTGGTGCATCAAGTGAGTTGGGTGGAGTCCAAACTTTTTTGACTTCAATTTTGTCTCTTGTTTGACTCGCACGAGAAGTTCTTATTTTTTCATTTTCCATTTTATGCTCCTTCCGTGATTTTTAATTGTTTTGCATAATCTTCTAGCGGCACACCTAATCGTTTAGCAATTGCTACTTGTGATGGCGTGAGTTTCACAGTTTTTCTGCGTCCTGTTGAGGCCGAACGTTTAGCCGAGGCTACGTTTTGAACCGGTTTGGCTCTTTCTGTAGTATTGTCCTCTATCTTATCAAATTTATGAGGGAATTCAACTCTTATTCTTTTGTCAACTTCATCATAATATTCTCTTGATTTAGGATCAAAACCTTCAGTTTCCACTAATTGTTTGTGAATATCAAAAGCAGTGTAAGTCATTGCTGAATCATTGCCAAACCAAGAGTTTTCAGCTGCCCAGGCTTCTGCCATAGGGTCTGTTTGAGCAGGTGCTCTTGTTTGTTGAGGTGTTACATTTACCTCTTTTGGTTCTGGTTTAGATGCTTCTGCTGCTTTCATAGCGTTTAATCTAGCACCATCCATAGTTAGATTTGCAATCTGTTCTTGAGCTGCAATCTGTCCTTCAACATCTTGAGATTCAATAGCAGTTTTAAGAGCTTGTCTTGCTGCTGCCATATTTGTTTTAACTCTTGTCTCAAATTCTGAAGTATAAGATTTATCTAATTTAGATAGTCTTCCTTCTAACTCACTCTTTTGTTTGTTAGTTGCTTCTGCAAAAGCAATAGCTTCTTCTCTTTGTCTTTCAGCTTCTCGCATTTTACGAGTTAGTTTAGCAATACGTTTTTGTACTCCTTCACTATACTCTTGAACTTCATCTTTTTTTTCAAGTTTAGTCTCTCTCTCATTCTCATAAGTTTTATCTTGAGGGACTTGCTCTACTTCTATTTTTTCTTCTACAGGTGCTTCAATTTTTTCTGGTTCACCTTTGTCATCTAAATTAATTTCAGTAGAACTTTCGTCTGCTTCTCCTACATCAATTAGACTATCAACTTTATTTTCGTTTTCTGTTGGCATAGTTTCCTTCCTATGTTGTTAAATATAATGAAGAACTGATTCGGGATCACCTATGGTCCCTAACACTTCATCATCGTTTAGTATTCGCACTTCTCCACCTTCAATCGGTAAACGCGCACCAGCATATCTAGCAAACATTACCCAATCTCCTATTTTACACCAAGGTTTATTAAATTTATCTTTATCCTTGTATGCAAGATCTCCCATTTTTAGAACATAACCACATGTTGTTGCAATTCTAGCTTTATCTAATTGTTCTTGAGAAAATAAAATTCCACCTTTAGTTTTTTCTTTTGGTGTAAATGGTAAAACTAAAAGTCTATATCCAGCTGGTTCCGGTAGCTGATCAGCTACATCTTTAATATTTTTTTCGTCTAATCTTATTGCGTGAGATTCTTCTTTTTTTTCTGCTTCGTATTTATCTTGAAGCCCAAGTTTAATTTTTGGTACTTCCTTTTCCGATGTTGATAACGTTTCCTTGTTCATCTTTTTGCTCCTTTGGTTCTAGCAGGTTAGAGATTTCCTGTATTACTATTTGATAAGCATGTGCTTGTCCTAGCATATACTTATATTTTTCCATACTGTCAACCCCACCGGTAATCATACCGTCTCCAATTTGTTGTAACGTGGCATTGATTCTTTTTTTAAGTTTATCTATTATTATTAGATCTTCCATCTTCTCTCCTTACAGTTTAAATTGTTGCAATACTTTTATTTTCTCTTCAGCGTTTGCAATTTTTTCTATTAGTTTATCTACTTCATCTATATGTTGTGGATGTTCTCCAATACCAACAGAATTTTCTAAATAAATTTGAATTGTAGCATCTGCTTCAGATATTTGTGCATTATATCTATCTTCCAATGCTGTTAAAATTGATCTTCTCATTTTCTTTTTTGTTTTTTTCTTAAAAGTTTAGATCTTGTTTGCCAACACCATTCTGACATTTTAATGATGTATGTTTCTACAAAAGAAATAGCATCATCTAATTTTGAAAAAAATTTATATAAAAATCTATCTAACATTTCCATCTTCTACGTGCCTGTCGAAGTCTCGAATTTGGATTGGCCGCAGCTTTAGGAAATTTTTTCATTTGTCCTGCACTTCTTGCGCAGTATGATTTTCGCCTTTTAGCGGCAGCGGACCCTTTTTTAACTTTACCAGTCACAGCTGTTTTTAATTTAGAGCCGGGATTTTTTCTTCTATAGGCAGCAACACCGGCTCGTGTCATACCTGCTCCAGACTTTGTAGGTCTAAAATTCTTTTTGTTTCTAGCAGGCATGTTATCCTGTTTTCTCATATTACTTTTTACCTATAACTTTTTTTAAAGTTTTAGCTTGTCCAGCATGTAATTTAGAAGCTTTTTTTAAACCTTTAATTACTTTTTTTATTTTTGCTTTTGCTTTTTTCATACTATTCCTCCCATACTCATTTTTTTTCGTTTTGTAAATGTTGCAACATTAGTTGGTTTAGGTCCTTTGTTACTAACTGCTCGTTTTCGTTTGACAGCACTCGCCTTTTGCGAGCTTGTCATTCGTGTGGCTTTTGCAAGTGGGACGCATTTTGGATATTTTCTTTTGCTCCCCTTCGATCTTCCGCACGGCTGATATTTGCCGTTCTTCTTCGGAGCTCCAATGTCCACCCATTTTTCGTCCAACCATTTTTTTAAACCACTCATTAAACAACTTTGGTTACTTTTCTTCTATTTTTCATAATACCTCCACAACCTTTTGCAATACCGCCTTGTGCGTAACTAGATACTGCTTTTCTAGATTGTGAAATTTTATTTATAGAACCACCGTCAGCTTTTTTCTTTCTACCCACTTTGCCTTTGCAATATTTGGATGCCCAAATGTTTGCATATGCGCTTGGATAAACTGCAAATTTTTTCTTTGCAGCAGCTTTTCCTGCAGGACAAAGTTTAGCCATTACTTAACTCTTCCGCCTTTTTTCATAAAGCCCATTTTGTTTCGGACTTGTTTAGGAAGTTTTTTTAGACCTTTTCCTTTTTTACCAGCAGGTACTTTTTTTAAGTTTTTTCTCATCACTTATTTATCTTTCCTGATTTTTTAGCTTTAGAACCAAACTTACCATAAGACTCATCTCTTGAATCTTTTAATTGTTTTTTAGTTCTTTTCTTTTTTATTCTCATTGCGATAGATTCATCTTTTCTATCTTTGTAACCCTGTTTTTTCTTTTTAACAGAACCACCTTTTTTATACATTGCACCACCCTTCATGCCCATGTCATCTGGATAGTAACCTGACTTCATGTCTGTTCTTCTTGTAGACATTCCACCACCCATTTTTTTTACTCTGCCACCAGTCTTCATACCTCTTGGTTGAGCGACTTGTGTATTGTATCTTGGATTTGCCATTATTTTTTTCCTCCGTTTTTAAATATTTGCGTTCCCTTTATACCAAAAATTGATCCCACGACAAGGATCCAGAGTGTACTGAACCAGGTCGGGAGTGCCGCGAAATGCTCGAAGAAAGTTTTTACCTTATCGAGAGCGCCCGGATCGTCTGAGAAGACTCCCCACGCGAGCACAATTATGGGCGCCGACAAAATTACGAGAACGAACTCGTCCTTGTAATCGTTTTGACGTGCCTCTAACAACTTGCCTTGGTAAGCTTCCTCACCTCGAGCTTGTCGTTCTGCGTGCAACAGTTGAGCGTCAGACATCGCGACTTTTGCCTTCTGCTTATTAGCATAAATTTTACTACCAGCAGAAACAGCTAATTTTATTGCCGATAACCACATGATTTAGTACCAAGTAGCTTTTACAGGTTTTTTTTCTGCTCGCATTCTTTTAGTACCTCTTACATCAACTGTTTGTGATGTAAATGGATCTGTCATTTCAACAGGAATGCCACCTTGTTGCTCACCTTTTGAGTTTGCACCAAGTTCAGGAACAACTTTTACATTGCCTTGATTGTTTTTTGTTTTTCTAACCATAGTTTTCTCCTTAATTTGATTTATATCTATTTTTTTTCAAAATTTCTACCGAAATCATGAATCTTACTTGCATCAGACATTTGTTGTTTAGCTAATGAAACTCCAGCACGCAATCCAGCTAGTTCTTCGTTCTGCTCTAGCTTTTCATCGTGTTGTTGGTCGTTCATCATAGCTCTCATAGTGTCTAAATCCAATCTTGCTTCTTGATTTGCAGCTTTTTCTTGATCAGCTTTAGCTTTTAAGTCTAATTCACGTGCTTTTAATTTTAATAATGGATCACCGCCTACTTCAGAGCTAATTTTATCTTCTTCTTTAGCGTAATCTACCATCATTTCAGCAATTAATTTAGATTTTCGTGATTCAATGTCTTGTGTTATCTGTTGAACACGTTGTGTCATCTGCATTGCTTGTGGATTTTGTTGCATCATTTGCGGATTTTGCATTAATGGTGCTAATTGTTGTTGTATCATTTGCATTTCTTGCATTTCTTCTAAAAATTCTAACTGAATTTGTTCTTGTGCCATAAATGAAATGTGTTCAAGTATGTTTTTTTGTAACGCCATCATTGCTGCAGGATTATTTTGTACCATAGAGATAGACATAAAAGCTAAATGCGCATCAATATGTGCTTTGTGATCTTGTCCTGGAAACGCTTGAAACGGTTTTCCATTGATTGCCATAATATTTTCTAACGCAGGGTCCATTGGTTGTGGTGGAGCAGGCGGTGGAAGTATTGCATTTACATTTTTCACACCCAGCGCATCATACATTGATCTATATGCTTGATATAAATTATGTATACGAGGATTTGATTGCGCTAGTTGTAATTGACTTTGTGCTATAGAAATTCTTTGCGTCTGTGAGAAGATGTTCGGGTCTGCTACAGGTAATATATCTATTCTATCATCAAAGTCTTGAACTTTAATTTCTCTTGTTGCACCAGGTACATCGTATGGATAACTTGGTGGTAAATAAGTTTTAAATACTTCTGCTAATAATTTAAATTCTTGTTTTAAACCTACATACATTCTTTTATGAATAGCAGACATCACACGTGAGCCACGTTCTAATAACGCAACTGTAGTTCCTACTGCAGCTTGCTGATTCATATCACCAACTTGCATGTCAGCAATTGCTGCAAATCTTTGACCTGCACTAACAACAATTCCCATTAATTGTAATAAAGTTTGATCTGGTCCTTTAAAAGGTAAAGTCATAAACTGATCTTTAATGTTTCCACCAGGAGCATCTACATCTCTAAACTCACCGGGTTGTAAAGGTTGTGCATCGTCTCTAACTCTAATACCACGTGACTTAAATCCTGCCGGTAAGTTTGCTAAAGTTCCTGCATCTAATAATTGTCTTAATGCAGCTGTTGCAGTTCTAGTCAAACCACCAATCATATGTATTAAACCAAAACCATAGAAACCAGTTCCTGGTAAAAATTTAAATTGTACAAAGTAGTTTATTTTTCTTTTTAATGAATCTTGTGGATTGTAGTTTCTTCTAATAGATAAAACTTTATTTCCTGCTTGAGAGATAGTTACAACATATGGAAGTTTAATTCCTGTAGGTTCGCCATCTTCACCCATATCTTCATAACCTTCTAAATCTAAATTAGTATGTATTTCATAAAGTGTGTATTGGTCCTCTTGGCCATCTTTAGCAATTCCTTCTAATTCTAATTTTTTATCTTCTAATTGATTTTCTGTAACAGGAGGAGCTCCTAATTCTATGTCTCTATAAAACCCTGACACTTGTTGTTTTCGTAATTCGTTTTCAGAAATTTTAATTACATGAATAACTGCTTCTGCATCTTCTAAACTGTTTGCAGAATAAGGTACTATCAAATCATCTGCCGGTACAAATTTAGACACGGCTCTACCCAAGAGGGAGTCGTAATAGACTTTTTTAAAGGTAGAGCCGGATAGAGGGAGATAGAAAAGCATCTGATCAAACTCTGGTTCATATTCTTTCATCTGATCCATTATCTGATAGTTCATAAAATCTTTAACACGTTTTGATTGCTCTTCTTTAGCAACATTAACGTCACCCATAATTTGTGTTCTTACGGGACCATCGGCTGGTAATAATTCTTTATAAGCTTGCGCTTGAAATTGTGTAACTGCTTCTGCAAGAACTGGGTGATTAACACCACTAGCTCCTCTAAAAGGTTGAGTTCGTCTTTCGTATTTAAAACCTAAAAGCTCTAAACCATTTCTGTAAGTATCTTCCCAATCACCACGTGATTCTTTGTATTCATTGTATTGTTCAACTAATTTAGATCCTAAAGGTTCTAAAACTTCGTCTCCTAAAAAATCTGCTAAATTTTCAAAATGATCTTGGCCGCCTTCTTCGGTAATAACTCTTGGGTCAAATGCAATCTCTGCACCACCCTCTTCGTCCATAGTAACTTCTACATTACCCTGTTGATTTTTTGTTTCAATAATCTCATCTCGTTCTTCAATCAATTCTTCTTGTTTTGGAACTTTAACAACAGTCTCTGTTACGTTTGGAAGTGGTTTATCTATAGTAGCCATTTATTATTTTCCCTCTTTATTGAACAGGTTATATATGAATCCCTCTTCATTTTGATATTTTTTATACTGGTCATATGCAGTCATAGCTGTGCTTACTGCAAGTCCCGGTAAACCTGCAAACCTACTTATACCTCTAATTGTAGCAGGATTCAATCCTAATCTCAAGGCACTGTTTAGCTTACCAGATTCAGCTATACCAGATACTTTTGATAAAGGCTCCATTGCAGCAAGACCTATCCAGTTTAAAGGATCGCTTGCAATTTCTGCTGTGCCTTTACCTTCTTTTACTTGTTGACCAATGAAATAAGAATCGAGAACAGCGGTTGGTAATGGTGCACCTATTCTTGCCATTGTCTTACCAACATTAGCTAAAACACTTTTGTTTGTTGCAACCTCAACAGGTTTTTCTCCAACTTTAATTTCCATTGGATTATCTGCTGCGTATTGTTTTATGTCTGCTTGTGTTGCTACATCTCCGTTTGCAGTTTCAAACGCACCGACGTCGTTGTTCCATCTTAAACTTGTTTCCTTAAATTTTTCTACAGGGTCTGCTATTTGTTTATAGCCTAAAGATTTAGTTGGAAAAATACCCTCATCCACATTTGGTTGTAATGTTACTTGTATATCTTCAGCGGTTTTTAAAATATTTTTTACTTTAGGGTCATCAGGATTAGGATTAGACTCAATATATTTTTCAGCCATTTGTTTAAATCCACCAGTTCTATTATATGGTCCTGCAATTAAATTTCTATTGGCTGGTAAATTTTTACCTCTTCCTTTTTTATAAATGTCTCTTTGATGATCTATTTCAAACAAACCTCTTTCACTTAAATATTTTTTATTAAGTCCAGTAGGAATTTTAACAATGTCTCCATCTTTAGAAACTGTAATAGAAAGTTTTTCCATTAGTTCTTTATTATTTAAAATTAATTCAGGATTTTTTCTAATTGGGTCATTAAGTTTTCTAGTTTCTGCTCTTTGTTCTAAATTTAATTTTCGTTCTCTGTCTGTTAGAGCTACGTCTTTTTCTTTAATTCTTCTATTAACTCTTCTTTCTGCTCTCGAAACTAAATCTTTTTCTCTTTTAATTGGATCAGCTTCTCTTTTTTTACGTTTAGTATTATTTTTATTTCGATTGTATTTTAATTTAAAATTTTCAGTTTCATTAGAAACTATTTTTTTTGCAGCTCTTAAATTTGCAGGCTCTCCGACTTCGGTTGCTGGTTTAATATATTTAGAAACATAGTTAGGATCTTTAACCATTTTTCTAATATCTTCTACATATTGTTCAACAGTAGCATCTTTAGCTATGTTTAATTTTTTAATTATGTTTGTGTCTTCAATATTAATTTTATATTTATCTTTAGCTATTTTTTTAATTTCATCTTTATCTACAACACCTGTTGAAATTATTTCATCAATTACTTTACTACTATTAGGAGTTCTACCAAGAATTCCTTTACCTTTAAAGTTTTCATCATAAACTCTTTTTACAGTAGTTGATGGTACTCCTATTAATTTTGAAATATCAATGAATCTTATGGGTTCACCTTGTGCAATTAATTTTTCTATGACATCAAAAGCTTTTTGTCTACCTTCTATGTTTCTAGCTACCATTTTAAGATATCCAATCTAAATTTTTATATTTGTTTTTGTTTAAGTTTATAACATATGATTTTACACTTTTTTCGCATAATTCCATATCCATATGTTTAGTGTATAATTTGTTAAGAGGAGACTCGCCGGTAATTGTGTAAACCAATCCAAGTTTATTTTTAGTTGCTTGTTTTTTTATTTCATCAACACAAAGTCTCATGGCCTTAAAAAGTTTTATTTTACTTGTCTTTGGGTTTGAAAACAAACCATACATAAATCCAAATTTAGCTTTCTTATCTACATATAATCCAGCTGCACAGATTTTTTCTTTCTCACTAACCATCACACCCAATGGTGGTAACATCTCTTTTGGAATAGATAAATCCCATTTATGTTGCTTACACCATTTACTAATAGTGGAATAATCTTTAGTTAGATTCCATTTCTTAACTTGCATTTAAGGTATTAACGTTTTTTATATCTTCGTTATTTGCAAAAGTTTTCCAGTTATCAAAAAATTTATTTTCTTCTTTTAGAAGTTGTTCTTGGTCTTCTATTTCAAAGTAGTCAGTGAATAAGATATCGTTGATTAAGATTCTTCTGTTCTCTGATCCAAATACGTAAACTGTGTTTTCATCATTACCTAATGACTTACCGTGTTTAGTATCTCTGACTCTCATCCAAGTACCATCTTCGTTTACCATGTGACTACCAGATACTTTGATACCTTTGTAATCATATAGTTCTGTATTTAAGAATCTACCTACAGCAAATACTTTACCACCTACTGCAACTTCATCTCCTAGATCAACTTGCTCTACTGGTTTAGTAGTTCCGTTAGCCATTGTAATTAAAGTTCCTTTTAAGAAACAACCTTTGTTGTGAACCACATAATTATCAGCGATGTATGAATTATCATTTGAAACGTTAAAATTGTATAATGGCATTTCAGGATTATTCATTTCTTTTGATTTAATATCTTTAACTTCAACTGGACCGTTATCTGTTACTAGTTTATCACCAACTTTAAGTTCACCTTTTAACTGATCGTAAAGTTCTACACCATCACGTTCTTTTGTTTTTTCTGGTTTAATAGATTTCCAACCTTCTTCAGTCATAAACGGGTGTTCTGAAGTAAAGAAGTAATGTTCATTATCATTGAATGAATATAATTTTCTATCGGCTAGTAAAGTAGGATCTAGTTTAATAACTGTGTTTTCTTCTTTGTGTCCTTTTACTTTATCTCCAACTTTAACATCTTCAATATTTTTAAATGTACCGTCAGCCATAGTAACTTTAGTACCTGCTATGAAACAACTACCTCCATATCCAGCTTGATTATCTTTTGCAGCTTTTTGATTAGCTTCTGCTTTTGCTTTTTCTCTATCATGGTTAGCTTTTTGTCTTTCAAATTCTTTTGTTTTAGCATTAAATGCATCTAATGCTGCTTTACCTTTTTTAGCAACTCTATCTTGTGTTTTTTTAGAATTTCTAGTATCAATTCTTGATTGTGCACCTTTAGATATATCTCCAAATTGAGATTGTGCATTCATACCAGCAAATACATTAGTAGCTGGATTTCCCGCAATTCTTCCAGGATCATTCATGTTACCTAATTGAAAATTAGTAAAGTTACCTGTTTTGTTTAGAGCAGTTTGATTAGCTGCATTAGTTCCAAATGGATCAAAAGATCCTACGCCGTATATATTTTTATTGCCTACTCTACCTACTGGTTTAGATTGTGGAATTGCTCCTAAAATTCCTTTAGCAGCACTAAGTGCAGGGTTTATTGCAAAGCTAGCAACTTTTCCAATTGGACTATTCATTAAACTTTTTATGCCTGTACTAAAACCTCCTTTTATTTTTCCAAAAGTATTTAAATCTTCTACTTCACCAACATTAAACATGTCTGGATTCATAGAAATTATTTCTGCATTTGTATATTTATTTAAATTAGGATTTTGTGATCTCATTTTATCAACAATTTTATCATTCATTTGATCAACCATTGGGCCTGATGTAAAAGGTGAACCCATTGCTTCGGCGTTTATTCTATCTTTGTAAGCTTGAAACTCTGCAACGTTTTGTTCTGGAGAATATCCAATACCACCCATACTAGCTGACCTATTTTCAAGTCCACCTTCACCGCCTTGATTAGTATTAACCGGTGTTGAATCTGGTGGAGTGGTTGTGCCGGAATCTGCAGTTGGTAAATCATATCCTGCTTGTTTGATAGCGTCTGCTATTTCTTGATCTGTGAAAGACTCATACGCTTTCATAGAATTGTAAATAGCTAAAGGAGCTCCAGTCAATGCTGGTCCTCCCATAAATAATTCTTGTCTTTTAGGTTTGAATAAAACTTCGATACCAATCGATCCGCCGTCCGCGAATCCTTGTTTTAGAGCTTCTCTGACAGCCTCACCAAACTCGTAGCCGTCATCCATTAATTCTTTTACTTTTTTACTTATCTCTGATTCTTTGTATTCTTCGTCTTCCATCAGTAGTATTCCCTATCTGTTTGCGGCAATGGATCTTCTTCATAGTCGTCAGGTAGTTTTACAAAACCTGCCTGTCTAAAACGCATTATCGCTTGTGTTGTACTGTCCACCAAATCATCATGATCTCCATATGGAAATGATGCACACTCCTCTATTACCTCATCTGCGTACTCTTCGTCAGGCGCCCAAATCATCCCCGACTCAAACATCGGCGATACAGCGTTTACCCTAGAATGTTTATCTTGTCCTTTACTAGGTGTGAAATTTATAACAGGTATTCCAAGTTTTCTCAACTCATAAGTTAAAGGTTGACCACTTGCTTTTGCCTCAATAATTACTGTATCAGGATTCCAATATTGATACTGTTCAAAGGCTTCTTTTCGTAATTCAGGAAATTCTAGTCTCTTCTTAACTGCATCTAATAATATAAGATTAGCAGGTGAATCCTCATTGGGATAAAAGACTCCCCAGGTGGTGATAGCAGAATAATCAGCCGTTTCTTTTTTACTAAATGCTGTATCATAACTTTGAATGATATGTTGTAATGGTGGTATAGATGGCTTTTCCCAAAGTCTCCACCATTCTCTTTTTAATATCGATCCTTCTTCTGCTGTTGGATTTTGCATCCATTGCGCGTTCCACTTTCCTATACTTAATGATGCTTTAACACCTTCTAATTCTTTTAATTTCCAATACTCTGGCCAGATAGGTTTATTGCTTGGAAGGATTGCTGGAAACTCTATCACCTCCCATTGATCCGCTTTTAAATTAGATTGTGCATTTAAAAGTTTTCCTGTTAAATCTTTTTGATTCCATCTTGTCATGACAAGTACAATCGCTCCACCAGGCTGCAAACGCTGACGTGGACCTGATGTATACCATTCATAAGCACGCTCCAGCGCTTCTGGATTCATTGCGTCCTGCTCACTATGTGGGTCATCGATGATAAGTAAATCTGCTCCACGGCCCGTGATTGCTGAACCAACACCAGCTGCATAGTATTCACCTTTTTGTTCTGTCTCCCATTTACCCGCGGCTTGCGAATCGGGGTCGAGTCTTGTTTCAAACACTCTTTGGTATTCGGGGCTATCGATTAGAACTTTAGCCTTACGTCCGAAACGGATCGCGAGTTCAGTTGTGTGAGTTGTTTGTATAATTTTAAGATCAGGTTTTCTACCAACCATCCATGCCGGAAGGAGGAACGATGCAAACTCTGACTTGGTATGTCTTGGTGGCATGTTAATAATGAGTCTTTTAATTTTGCCAGATGCAATCTTATTAAACTTATCAGCTATTTCTTTGTGATGTCTGCCTTCAATAAACTCTGGCCAAACTTCTTTTACAAAAGACATAAAATCATTTCTAATTAATTCTTGCTTTTGTTTTTTTAATAATAGCGTGTGGAGCTTCGCGTATTCTTTTTGACGTTCGTAGGATAAGGTTTTAGTAAACTCTGGATTTAAGTATTCAGGTTTACTTTTCGTTTTGGATTTCATAAAATTTTTTGCAGAATTTTTTTGATTCTGTTTTCCTCTCGATTTGAAATTTACCCTAGATTTATGTCTAAATCAAACTGTAAAGGTAAACATATTAGGATCCCTATCTAGTTTGGGGTGGGTGGGCCCATCGTTCGCGAGCCTGTATCAGTTTGGCCTGGGACCCCTCGGGGTGGGTGGGCCCAAAGTTCTCGAGCTATGTAGTTATTGCATAGGGGTATGGGATAATCCCATACCCTAGATATTGTGTTAAGTATTTAACGTATAATATTTTCCTTCTTTTGTAGTAAACATTTTTTCTATTTCCATTGTTCTTAACTCTTCGGAAACTTTGGTTAATTGTTCTGTATCTTTTATTTTTAAAGCCAGTTCAATTATTCTTTTAACTAATTGTTTATCAGTCATTACGCCGCCTTATAGTTAATCATTATATGAGCTGGTTTAGTTGCGCATCTATAATTATTTACACCCGGACTTGTATCAAAATAAATTACATACTTTGGTGTTTCAGTACATTTCTTATCCCAAACAAATGTTCTGGTGATCCATTCATTATATTTTTTAGCTTTAAAAGTTATTCTACCTGTCATTCCTGCTTTTAGTTTTTTTAACATAATTATCCTTTCTTTTATGTATGGGATTTTATATTAAATCCCATACATTGTCAAATCTTAATTTAGATTTTTATTAGCATCTTCAATGTCAATAGGTTTATATTCAATACCTATTGCATTAAAGCCGTTGGACATAGCCGCATTAAAATCAACTTCTTTAAATTTTAGTTTAGGTTGGTTTAATGCTCTTAACATAGCTTTTCTTTTACCGTCTATTTCCTGTAATAGTTTGCCCTCCGGTGTATTCTTTTTAAGCTCGTTAAAGTATTCAGTTCTACAAACATTTTTAATATGCCTGTCAAAGTCTTCTATGTCTTGATCGTAATCGGACATTGCATACCAGTCATGGATTTTCGCTTGACGGTTAAACAGATCAATAAAAACTTTGGCGCTTTCTTTTTTCTTATCTTTTAAAGATTGCTCTTTTAAATCTTTTTGATTTAAAAAGTCTTGCAAGTTTTTATCATTTGTTTCATGGTCCTTGTAAAGTTTATCCAGTTTTAATTCTTTCATAAAACTAGAAACTTTATTATCGATATCGTCGTCGACTTTTTTTTCGAGTTCTCGTTCAAGATCTCGTTTTTTTTCTGATGTTTCTTCGTTGATCTGATCGGTCCAGAATTTTACTTTTTTATCTGACAGATTGATCGTGCCGTCTTCATGTTTTTTAGTCATTTGTTATCCTTTCTTTTATTATGGGATTTTATAACACGATTAAAATATTAAGTCAATCTTTATTTTTATTTTTTTTTAGGGGAGGGTGGGCCCCGGGCCCACAAGCATAGGTTGAAAATAAATTTATTTAGTGTATTGACATTATGGGATATTATGTTATTTATATATTAACTAAAGAAAGGATAATTATGAGCAATGAAATAATAGTCAAACTAGAAGAGGGGCTTTATGAAGAGTACCTTGAAGAGCTTCAAAAAAAATATTATGGAGGAATAAATAAATATTTGGGTGAGCCTTGGTTTCATAAATCAGATGAAGAAATGGAAGCCGAAGCCGAAAAAAAAGTAAAAGAATTTATGGACCGCAATTCATAAATAAAAGATCAACCCAGGATCACACCGCAACTTGTTGCCGTCTTTCCTGGGTGCTGATCCCTGGTCTATTGGCAGGGTTATTCCTGTTAAGCCCTGGTGCACCGGTAAACAATTGCCGCTGGGCTTCAATC